CTTTAAAATGTGATTTTGACCGTGAAATATTTATGGACCCCCACGGCGTCGCGTCAATGGCCCGAGCCACTGGATCGACTAATCGGTACGTTACAAAAGTAAAAGAACTGAGCAGAGCTCACAAAAGACAAAACGGCACGCAACCGAAAGACACATGCAACTGGTAAGCCAACTGGCTTGGAGAGGCCAGCTGTGGGCAGCATTGCCCGAAGGCCACTTTCCTCAATACACGACATGCATGCGCCTCTCGGCGGCGTGTTTTTATTGGTTTTAATATAATGGGTGAGATACTAAGTGCTAGTCACTGGGGCCGGGAGTGTGTGAAGCTCCAACGCCTCGGGGCGTTCCTTGCGGTTTCCACCGATGTGGTGGTGCAACAACTGATTCTCATGTTCAATTGAATTGTGGAGTAGCTAGACCAAAGAAGTCAGCGGTGAAAGTCGCGGCAGTTGAGATCGTGTTCCTGGTAATGATCCAGCCATTGGGTGGCTGGCCACTGCCGTAGGACACGACCGGCTGCGTACTGAGATAAACAATGCCCGGAGACACTTTAGCCCAATAGGCGACGCCCGCTGCGAGCGGGATGGTGGCGATATTTGGATCGCCATACGAATCGAGATTGGGGCAGAGCTGCGGCACTGTACCAGAAAGGACTCCTGAACGGATGACCATCAAATAAATGCCAGTGGTGAGGCCGCCGGGTTGATTAAGCCCAAACGGCAGACCGCCGGTGTTGGTAACCACGCCGCCAACGGGAGCAGTGACAGTGATGCCCTGCTGGATGACGGGGTTTGTGATGGTGGAGCCCATATCGGGAATGGCCATGACGACTTTGTAGTCGAGAAACAGCTTGCCGAACTCGGTGTTGGCCGGCAGGTTGCCCGCGGCGAGCGCCCAGAAATTGCCCTGAATACACCAGCGCAGCTCCTCGTTCGCGTCGAGGTAGAGCAAGTCCTTGTAGTAGCGATCGTCGACTTTCATCGACTGTGGCTCCCAAACTGAGGACTCGCTCACGTTATGGACGTAAGCGTAGCGCAAGTTGCCGTCACCTGTGTAAACGGAGGGATTCTGACTGGGATCGTAATCACCGAACATCAGAATAGATCCGGACACGGTGGCATTAGCCGTTGGACGATAGGAGACGCGGAACTCGGTGAAGATGTAGCGCGTGTAAAGGTTGGCCAACTGCTGCAATCGCGCGTCAGGAATGACGCTGGGAGAGATGGGCAATCCGAAGAGCACAGAGCCGCGAGTAGGCGCCGTTGAGGAGGAGGTGAGCACGGTGAGAAGCTCGGTGCCAGAAACCTCAACTCCTGGGCCGTAGGGCGTTTGGACAAGCGACATCGCGAAGTCGTTGTGGCGATTCGAGGAGCGGGATTCGTCTTTGACGCTGGGCGCAAGAGGCGGCCCAGCTTCCTCAAATTGCTCAATGAAAGGCGAGCGAGTGGCGAGGTCCTTTGGCGGTGCCGGTCGAGAGCGGAGATCGAGTTTCTTAAGGCCCTTAACGAGAGTGTCGACATCATCCTCATTCCCTTCAACGAAATCGAAGAGTTTGTGAAGGTCTTCAATGTCAACGTTTGGACCAAGGCGTTCAACCTCTTTCTGCGGCTTAGGCCAAAGAGCACGGGTGACTCTCTTAGTCAACGGAACCACTTCACTAGATTTCCCAGGATTGGCACTTGTTCCGCGATATCGAGCAGCACGCTGCCGACTGTGGTCTCCAGGGTTTTGGCTTCCTGGACGATCACTTTCGCTTCGGCGGGCGCGCCCTCGGCCTCTAACTGCTTGGCCTCGCGTTTGAGTTGTTTGATTTCGGCGCGCAGTGACGACAGCATCCTTTTGAGTTCTTCGTAGTTTGCCGACTCGAGCTCTGAGGTTCGCGATTCGGTTTGTGGTTTGCTCGACAGTTCTGGTAAGCTTTTCAACTTTTGCTTGGACATGAGACATTTGCGGTTTATAAATTTCAACAACAACAATGTTGAATACGGCTGCCCGCTATACCGCCAACGGGCAGGCCGTTAATTTGGGCGGGGGCGGTTAGCATGCCCACCACCTGCCGGTGCGGGCGAAGGCCTCGAACGTGTCGTCCCAGCAGAACACCGTACCAGTCATGAGGTACCTCGTGGTGAACGCCGTGGTAAGGGCGAGGATGAACCGGAGGGCGTCGGCGTCGCTGTCCTTGGCGAAGAACGCGTAGAACTGTATCGCTAGGGCGCAAATGTTGTGCGCCATGTGACCAGCGACACCAGCGGCGTAGGTTTGTCGAGCACACCAACGGTGGAAGCCGAACATGAACAGCCGAGAGACGGATGGTTCATTGAGAAACTCGGCGACAGGCAAGATGGTCCAGAACCACGGTATGCAGCGCTTGCCAAGCTCCTCAAGTATCGGCGCGGCCAACCACTCCTCCCACTTCGTAGCGAGAAAACCCAAGAATTGGAAGTTGTAGAACAAGTCCGTGAGGCCCCAACGCTTGACCCATCGAAGGATCATGTCGAGGCGCTCCCAGCGGATGAACTCATCAACCAGGTCGACGGCGGAAGCGGTGGGCCACAGCCGACGGGCAGCCTTGCCGATGGGGTCGATGGCTCGCAAGCGGTCGTAGTCGATGTCGAGGACCACGTCAGGCACGGCAAGCTCGCTCTTGGCGGGCACTTCGCTGCCTTTCATGGGACAGTCGACGGAGCAGATGCGGTCGAGCACCCAGTGGTTCAGGCCACAGGGCAACGACGGGATGCCCTCGACATAAGCCTCAGCGTCGAGGATGTCGTCGCGCGTGAGGTCATAGAGGTGGAGCACCATCTCCCATGTTTCGTCGCAGCACTCGCCGGCTTCGCTTGCGTGAAAGCGCACTTCCTGCTTCTTCGGCATGATTGGCTTGTGGCCTGAGGTCAACGTCAGCATTCGAGGGATCAACTTGCGAAGGACTGGCACGTGGCGAACGTCGTTGACCATGCCGAGACAGATGCCGCGGACTTGAGCCATGGCCTCACTCTGCGTCACCATGCGTGTGGCATAGAACGTTTTGGCAATGACTCGGCCGATCTTGGGTGCCAAAATGGTACCAGCGGTGGAAGGCCAGAAACGTGATGAGCAAAACGTCATGTCGTGGCGCGATGTGACGATGTGAGCTTCAGGGTTGAAACCAGCATCCCGACAAACTTGCACGAGGTGGGCCCCGGCCACTTGAGGTGGGTAGGGCGAAACACTGATGGTGTTGTTGTCGTCGCCGAGGAGCGCCATGCTCGTCCAAGTTGTGGCCAAAGCGCCATAGACGCTGCCGACGCACTTGTTAAGCGCGGAGTTGCCAACGCTCGTGTCAGCTTCACCACTCTTGCGAGTGCCTACGACGGAATAGCGCACGCCGTGGCTGGTCACGCCCTTGCAACACATTGCTCTATCGTAGAGCAACGCGCTGCGCGTGGGCATGCCATTACGTTTGTACATGGCGAGGTTGTAGTCGAGGGCTGGGAGGCCGACGGTGGCGTCGAAGCGACTCTGGTCGAGATCGATCATGACGAGATGCTCATTGCGCTCAAGGGCAAGTTCCGTAGCCAAAGTGAGCGACCGGTCGAACCATCGGCCCACGGCATTGGCGTCGGTGCCACTGGCATAGAGGAAAGTCTGCGGGGTGTCACGCGACACTTCTCCGTTCCAAAAGCTGGCTACAAACTTCGAATAAGCCACGAAGAATGGGCCGAGGAGGATTTGGAACATGGACTTCTTGCCTTGGATGAGTCGTGGGTCGGTGAGTATGAGCCCGGTTTCGGCTGACCAATTGACGGCGTTCTCGACCTTGACAAAGGCCTCGGAGTCGGTGGGCACTTCGACAGAAGTCTCAGTTGCGAGAGCACGACGATGGTCGGCAGCGCGGGCCGGGGGGAATCGTGAAAGCCACGTCTCCAAGTCCATGGGATGAACCTTGGACAGAGGGACAGTGGGATATTGTTCCTCCCAGGCCCAAGCCGCTCTCCAAAAGGGCTTGGTCAAAAGATCGTCGGTGCGATCAATGCAGCCACGATTAACAACAGCGGCCAGCTGATTGTCGAAACAATTGCGGTAAGTTGTCGGCCGCAAGTTGGGCATGAAAACGCCGATGGGCATGTTGCCAAAGCCGGGCTTGCACTGGTTGAGA